GTATTCTCAGACTTCAAAGATGAAACAACTAGTAAATGAGGTATATAAACCTCTCTTCATTGAAAATAAACGATACTTCATCCTTATGGGAGGCAGAGGAGCAGGCAGATCCACAGTAGCTTCTCAATATGCTAACGCTAAATTAGTAGCCCCTGAATACTTTAGATGTGCAATCATGCGTTACATCTTAGGAGATATACGAAACTCAATCTATCGTGAGATTATAGATAGAACAGAAGAGAATGCAATCAATGATAAGCTTAGGGTTAATGAAAGCACTATGTATCTTGAGTATGGAACTAACAGTATAAACGCTGTAGGTTTCCGTAAGTCATCAGGAGATCAGAAGAGTAAATTGAAATCTTTAGCTAGTTATAACTGTGTAATTATAGAAGAAGCTGATGAAATACCTGAAGAGGACTTTATGCAGTTAGATGATTCACTTCGTACAGTTAAAGGAGACATCAAGATTATTCTCCTTCTTAATCCACCATCAAAGACTCATTGGATAATCAATAGATGGTACGATCTTCTTCCTAGTGAGGTTAAAGACTTCTATATACCAGTTCTCAAGCCTGGAATAGAGGACACAGTAGTAATCAATACAGACTATCACTGTAACGAGAAGAACATAGCATTCCAAAGTAAACTACAGTATGAGGCTTACAAGAAAACGAAGCCTGAGCATTACTGGAATATGGTCAGAGGTCTAGTACCTGAGACTGTTAAGGGAAAGATATATAAGAACTGGGCTGTTGTTGATACAGTACCACACGAAGCACGACTAGAGAAGTATGGACTAGACTTTGGATACTCAGTAGATCCTACTTCAATTGTCGCAATCTATAAATATAACGGAGGATATATTCTGGACGAAATAATCTATCAACGAGAACTAAGCAACAAGCAAATAGCCGATA